CCCCCCGTGGCGTGATAGTAGGTAGACCCGAACATCTGTACTAGTCTCTCTGGTCTTACTGCTATTGCGACTCATTCTCAATAAACCAAAGCAACCATATCGCACTACTGTTATGTCATACCCATAAAGAAAGGCCCCTAAGTAGAGGCCTCTCGATATAACTAATTAGCTCGCAATAGTCCTAGAAACATAACGATAGGAGGCAGGAGAAAGAGTAAGCAATACCCTAGAAACTTAGGTAGCTGATACATCAGTCTTCCCGATCCCTCACGACAGAATAAAGAAGGCTCCCGAGATACGACATACCAGCGTTAACGAGAGCAGTAGCGAAGTCGTCAGGGTCCTCTATTGTTTGACCTTCTACTAACTGCAGTCTTGAAGTGTAACCGTAAGCCCCGCAAGCCTCATCACACCAGTGAAGTACACAGTCAGAGTTGTACTCGTAGAAGTTGAGAAGGCTTCTTATGTAATACATATCAAGGTTCACGAAGTCTGAAGTTTCGTAATTACAAAGGTCCTCAGGATTGTCGTTATATCGATCAATAAACCACTTAACGCACGAGTCGTTCACCCAATCAAAGTGATCATCGACAATATATTTCAAAGTGTCGTATTCACACTCCACCCATTCTTTCTTGCAAAGGTTTCGGTAGATTTCTTTAGCGTTATCGCTTAAGGATTTCCAGCCAGTGAACAAAACACCAGGATCAAAGCGCATCGCTGAGATCTTGGAAAGCTTTGCGTAGCCCTCACTTCCCATGCCTTCGTGATACTCTGACCAGAACAGGTAGTGAGCAGAGACGATATCGAAGCGGTCAAAGGTTGCGGTAGTCATTTGTTGGATTGAAGGAAGGAAAGGAAAGGGAGTTAAAAGCTATTCGAAGTCTTCGAGTTCTTCAAACTCTGAAAGCTCATCGAAAAAATCTTGCTCTTCTTGCTGATCTTCGTATTTCCACTCAAGGCGTAGGAAGTAAGAGTCAAGGTCTGTCATTAGGAGAGGATCTCAGAAAGGAAAGGAGCAAGCTCTCGCCTGCTGACAGGAACAATAGGCCCTGGCAGACTCAAGGCAAGGCTGCTGTTGTAAAGCTTTACAGACTGGCACAGGAGCTAGCTAGGAGATCTCAGAAGGCTCTCAGAAGGCTCTCAGAGGGCCTGCAGTAGGCCTCTAAGAGGTTCTGAGGGTGAAGGTACCTGAAAGGGTTTTAAAGGGCCTCAGATGTGGCCATGAGCGCGCGTATATATGCGCATAACCGCATAACCGCATAACTCTTTAAAACATCACAACACCACAAAACCACACCGTCACACCATCTCAACACCGTTATATCGCCAAGCAATAGCTCCCGAATAGCTATTAGGCGCCCATTAAAGGCCCTACCCGGGGGTTGAGCGGCGGGGCATAGCGTTAACTAGTGCTCAAAAATTCGAAACAAAACCTTTTAGGTACCCATAAAAAAAAAGAGGCCCCCTTTAGGACCTCTTTAAAACCTCACCAGACCCCTCTAGAAGCCTCTCCAGCACCCCTCTACTTGTTCCTAGACCTATTGGTACTCGGATGTTGAATACGAAGGTTAGAGCGGCTGTTATTACGAGGGTTACCGTCTTTGTGATCTACGTCTTTACCGTTCAAGTTGTAGCCAGATTTAGCCAATTTACGACGAGCTTTATTACGGCTAGATCGATTAGCCCTTTGTTCTGGTTTTGAGTGGTAATTGTCGTATTCCTTACGGTAGTTCCGTTTTGCCACTGTTAAATCCAATCAAGAGCTTTACCAATAGTAGGAAACTCTTTAACAAAGATCTCTTTAGCTTGTTGAGCTATTTGTTTGTGTTCTAGTTGAGTACCAGCTTCAGTTCGTAGATCGATGTAGTGAATCCAACTACGAAGAGAACCAGCCATGTAGAGACGAGTTGGAGTAGCTAGGGGAAGTATTTCTCTAGAACACTCTTTAGCGATACCTGCCGATACCATCTCTCGGTATAGGTCTTGAGCCTCTTCAAAGTGTTGAGCTATCCGTCTGTAGAAGATCTGAGTTTTATCGGTAGTCAGATCATCAATACTGTTTTGTCGATTAGTGAAGTCTTGTCGTCTGAGGTGAGGTAGTTGAATACTGCTTGTGAGTTCTTTGATATCTGCGTATCGCTGAGAGAACTCTTGGAACGTAAAGCTTCTGTGTCGAAGGATCTGTGCTGCTATTGCTCTAGTTGTGTTGATCTCCAGGACTAGGTGACACATCTCAAAGGGAGACCAATGCTTGTGATTGATTAGGTATTTAATCAACCGTTCAGAAGTCTCTGTATTGCTTTGATTATTAGGGTTACTAACCCTAGCCATATAAGCAACTAATTCTTCTGCTTTAGGAGTAACCGTAACTAGTTCAACTGTACTCACTGTTAGAGAGCTGTTTAAGAGGCACCTTAAGGTAGCACTTAAAGGGGTTTTAAAGAGGCTCTTTAAATGGCAGCTATAGAAACCTTTAATAAAACCCTTTTAAAGAGGCTCTTTAAATGACAACAGAAGAAGCCTCTTTAAAACCTCTTTTAAAAGGTCTTTTTAAAAGCCTCTTTAAATATCTTTAAATACACTCTAAGCACGGCTGTCAAGAGCGTATCTCCTTAAGGGGTCAGTTTTAGAGGTGGCTTTGGTGTAAGCACTTGAGTAGTAGCGGAGCGGGGCCATCACAGGAGCAGCAAAGCTGCGACAAAATACACAGGAGGGGGGTTAAAGCTGTCAAGGCTAAGGGTAAGTAACAGGTATAAACACCCTCTAAACAGCAAACGCTCTGAGAGGCCTCTAGAAGCCCCTGTAAGGCCCCTCTAGCCTGTTTTAGGTGTCAGGGTAGCCAAAGGGGCTTTTAAGGGCTTCTAGAGCCTTCTACGGTACAAACGCTACGCGTTACAGCTCATCTAACCAATTAGAGCTACCTACGGTTGCTGTAAGGGCTTTTTGAAGGTCTTCAAAGCTTGATGCGTAACCAAGAGCATCGATGTGTAAACCACCGTCACCTTGGATGAACTTTCTTTCTAGTTCCCACTGTTCAGCAGCTCTAGCGTCAATGGCTTTCTGTTCAGTGACAGCCATAGACTCAGTAAAGTACTGAACAGCCATAGCTAGAGCATCAAGTCTGTCGTCATGCCTAAGACTGTTTTTCTCTTTGGTAATGCGAGTGAGCTGAAAGAAGAGTTGGTATTGACTACGAGTTTCGCTTGGGTAGCTCTCCGTAGAGGCGAGGTCTTGAAGGACTACGTTCGTATCGACCATGAGCCGGTGTTGGTTAAGGACAGGCTCAAGGGTGTCGATGATGCGGAGTTCCTTTTGCTTTGTATGTCGGACCTCTTCAACGCTGCAGGGGTAGATCGTGCCGAGGTAGCGCTTGAGAAGTTCCGAGAACATCCCGAGGCCGAGGTTGCTTTCGACAATTATTTGCTTGACCTTGTACTCTTTAGCGATAAGAGCGAGCTTTTTAAGGTTCGGTTCGCTGTAGCCACCCCGAAGGCCGCCGCTAGCGAGAAGGAACAAATTTCCGTTCAAGTACGCAACTACCGAATAGCCAAGCTCGTCACTGCCGCGTCCAGAGGGGTCAACAGCCATTACAACCCCGGTGTATTCAAGAAACTCATCCCCTATTTGGGCCGGTTTGTAGAAAAGATCACCATGAAGACCGACTGAAGGCAGGTCAAGAGCTTTATCGCCGTTAGCCAGCCACACGACTTTGTTAGGGCCTTGTTCACGGTTAAGGCGGAACACACAGAGGTCTCTGAGTTTGAGAGGAAACTTTTCCTCATCACTCAGGCTGATGTCTAGAAGAAACTGAAGGTTGAACGTGCTGCGACCGATAGAGATTTGACGTGCTTCAAGTTCGTTCCAACCAAAACGATCAGGGTCTACAGGTTGTCCTGCAAGCGTTGGATCAGCTTCTAAGTCAGCTCGAATCTTGGGAGCAAGTCGATCGCCGTAATAGTTTTTGAGTTTCTTATTGGTTGGATACAGCGCAGGCCAGATACGAATCTCGTATCCAGCCGTTTCAAGCTTTGCGTAAATGCTGTCTTGAGTGTGCGGAGTACCGAGGTAGATAATCTCACCACCTGGCTTAAGAATTGAGTCGTATTCCTTAATAATTTCCCGAAGCTTGTCTCGAATGAGTTGACTCTCGCAGGTTTGAGGTGTCTCTGCGTCATCAACAATGATCACGTCAGCTCGGCTACCAGTCACCTGACCAAACACACCACTTGAACGTACTGAAGGTGTTTGATCTGGGATTGCCCCGTAAACGTCAAAAGCAACTTTTGAGAATCGCTGCGTATCTGATGGAAAAAGGTCTTTAACCATCCAGTAGTTACGAAGCAAGTCGTGACAAAACACAGAGAAAGCATCAGCACGATCCTGTGCAGCTGAAATCACAAGGATTTTGCAGTTTGGATCTCTACGTAGACGCCAAAGAGCGTAACCAGCCGTCATGTAGCTCTTACCGCACCCGCGATAAGCCATGATGATTCGCCGGTCTGGACCGTTTTGAAGGTAGTCAGCTACTTGAAGCTGTACCGGTGTTGGATCAGGAAGTCGAAGATATTTCCAAAGGTAAGTAGCAAAAACTGGATATGACTCAACTGCTGCACGAATTTTTGAATCAAGAGTTTTATTCGCCATACAATAAATTTTGGTGGGCTAGCGATCTTGCCGGATCCTAACCCGTGTCCCCTACCTAACTAGAGGCTTTATGAGTTTAGAAGAGAAGCGCTGCACTAAATGCGGTCTACTTAAATCTTTTGCTGCGTTTAACAACGACAAACGAGCAAAGGATCGAAAGGCTTATCAATGCAAACAATGCGCCAAACTTTCTCCTGAAAAGAAGCGAGAAGCAACGTTAAAACATCGATACGGCATTACGACCAATATTTACGATGAGCTTTCAACTAAGCAGTTACACCGTTGCGCTTTGTGCAGCACTGATGTTCCAGGTGGAACTCGCACAAAGTTTTTAGTAGACCACAACCACGAAACAGGTGAAGTACGAGGTCTACTTTGCTACAGCTGTAACAACGGTTTAGGAATGTTTCAAGATTCACCAAAATTGCTTCAAAGAGCAATTCAATATTTAAATGACAACGGTCATTACGGAGATTGGACTGACTGACCACTAGCCCATTTAAAAACTTGGCTGAGGTTGTTCTGCAGTATTAGGTTCATGCGGATAAATTGGTAAAGCATTTTCTCTAAATCCTCTCTCGAAGCATTTGGGATATCTCGTCTCATTTGCTCTAGGCGCAGTTGCTGTTCAATTGAGAGCTCAAGCTTGGGCATAGGAGGCATTGAATCCATCTGTCAATTAAGCGTTCACGCTCTGCAGAATAGCCGCTGTGGTTTCGATACCACAGTTTCCAATGATTGCTTCCCTTTTCGTGGTTACAACGCTGACAAGCTGGAACGATGTTGGTGGCTAGATCCTCACCACCTTTGGTTTTGGGATGAACGTGATCAAGAGTTAACTGTTCGCTTTTGACACCGCAGTAGGCACATTTACAACCAAAAGCTTCTTTAATTGATTGTCTCCACTGTTTGACTGCTTCACGACGTTGGAGGGCCTGTAGGTTTGCCATAGCCGCCTCTGGTGTCAAATAGACAAAGCCCCCGGACGGCGATTGGATCACCATTCCAGGGGCTCTGCTTGGTACATATAGGAAGGTTTAGTTCCTAAGCACTAATATAAGACCTAACTTTCTTCAGATCGACCTCTGGGAGTGAAGAAATCATCTCAGAGATAGCCGAAACATCACCACCGTTAAGAGCGGTAATACCTTGGTCTTTCAGAAATTTAATAGCGTTTGCAAGATCAGATGCTTTCACATCATCACGATTCAGTTGATCGATCAGTTTGGTAGCCACCAGACGGTGAAGACTAAACAGATCGTCTTCTGAAGCAAGTCCATCAGTCTTATTTAGAGCCTTTTTTGGTGCGGCTGCCATAAACAACTCGAAACAGTTTCAACCCCAATTGTACGAGGCTGTTTTCTTTAAGCCGAGAAACAGCAATAAGTTCAGAAGCTGCAAATAGCGAAAGCCAAAGAGCAGCCTGTACATGAGGATCAGAGAGGTCCATAAAAATACCTAGCTAGGTTTCTTGATCAAAATAGCCCAACCGGAAGCAGGGCCTTCAACAAGCCACCTTTTGTTCCAATTCTTTTGGCTATAGGCAACGCCTTCACCCTTTGAGTGGTTTACATAGCCTCCTCGGACCATATCAGCTTCTCCGTTGGGATCGTGGTGGATCCAAGCCCCTTCGGTGTAGCCAATCACCACAGAGTAGTGTCCAGAGCCACTAGGAGCCCCTACAGGGCCCTTGTGAAGCCAACCGGCTACTACAGGCCTACCTGCATCTAACTCGCGTTGTAGGACCTCTGGGGTGCCGTTCTTGATGAATTTAGCGTCGAGCCCAAGGTGCTTAAGAGTTTTAAGCTGAGCGTCTACAGAAGTTGAATCACCATACCGCTGGCGAATTCTGTTGTACTCATCGTCGGTTTTAACCTTGCCGTAATAGTCAGCCACCATGGCACAACTAGAACTAAAGCACTCTCGATACCCAGTACCTGATTTATTGTCTAGTTGATACTCATAAGGAACTTTTAAAAGTACCCCAGCTTGTTGAAGTTGTGGTTTGTTTGTTTGACGATTAAGAATTGAAATCAATTTATTGGCGTACCGAGGATCAGTCGCGTAACCCTGTGATTGCAGGTTTTGCGCTGCTTCTAATGCTGTTTTTGCGTTATTTACACCTTTGTATTCTTTGAAATCTTTGTACCAACGGTCAACGAGGTATTCAACGCACTCTTTAAGAGAAGAGAAATTAAGAAACCCGTCAGTAACAGAAACAGGTACCCCATTTACATACTCCGTTGTTTTAGTTGTTGTACCTTTACCTTTTAAACCAAAGTAATTATGAACACCAGATGTACTGCGACCCCAATTACTTTCAAGAGCCCATTGAGCTGCTACTAACTCTGGAAACTTTGCTCCAGCTTCACGAGCAAGTTCTACTACACCGTCCCACGAGCCGTTACTGGGGATATTGTTCTTTGGACCAGATCTCCACAAATCAGAAAACTTTGCCAAAATCCCTGGAGGAGTTTGATCCTGCAGGAAATCCAAAGCAAAGTTTTGATGCTCTTGATTGTTGTAATACTTAGCTACGTCACGAAGAGAGATGTCGGCCATTGAGCAAGATCCGGTCGAGTTTTTCGTCGATGTGTTGGATCTGTTTATCGATCCGGTCCATCATCGGCATTAGCTCGTCCTTTCTAACAAACTCTTTATGAATCGTCATCTCAACCACATCGATACGACGGTCAAGCTCTGAGTGTCGTTTATGGTTCCAAGCAAGCATACCGCCACCGAGACTAGCAGCCCCTAAAAACAACGAAAGAAGAAAGGACGGATCCATAATCAAACACCTTGAAGACGCTGCTTAAGGCGCTGTTGGTTTTGGCGGACCTTTTGACCTTGAGGTGTTTTGTAGTACTCAATCATCAAGGGTTTGATTTTTGCAGCATCTGCATCACTCCAACCCGGATCATCATCAGCAGGACGTACCAACTGAAAGCTAGGTCCACCAGCAATCTTAGTGTCCTTGCTTTTCTTCATTCCGTAACCGCTTTTACTTTTCATTTTTTAGGTACACAGTTAGGAACAGTTTTGGTACCTTTCTTCTTAGTACCAACCATTTCGTAGCCTTTCCAGCAGGGTCCCTTAGCCATCAGTTTTTCCCCCTCATTTCAGTGGTGTATTGCCGACCACGCCAAGTGAATGTCTTGACACCAGCTTTACGAGCATCGGCAAAAGCGTCGTCAAAGCTGCTGTTACGACGACCTTGGTTGCCCTGACGAGCCATACGCTCTTGACGATTAAACTCTGCACCTTGATCGCGCTGAGCGGCCACTCTACGGGCCTCAGAGGCGGGTAGAGACCCTTTGGCTGGTTGAGCCCTAAAGACCTCTTTAACGACCTCTACAGGGATCGCTAGACGCCCCACAGGACGACTCATACCTTGAGACTGCATTGCAGGGGCTCTCGAAGCACCAGTGCGAGTTACCGTTCCCGGTGCCGTTGCACGAGGCAGTCGAGCGGTTTGCATCGGACGTTCCCGCCCACTAGGAGTCCGAAGACCACGACCCCGTTGAGTAGCCCCTTGACCTTCAGGAGCAAACTTACCAGCGTTACTTCTGGTTTGACCGCCTCGTTTGATCGGCATAACAATTACTTGGTTTTATAACCTTTTTTCATCTTGCCACCCTTTTGGATTTGTGGCTTACCTGCAGCTTTAGCTTCTTTAGACCAGCGCTTAGCAATCTCAGGTTTTTGAGAGTACATATAACGCATCTGTTTCTCAGAACTAAACGGCACGAGACTAAAACAAACTCTTTAAAAATGTTACTAACAAAAACAGCCCAGGCTACTAACCCAGGCTGCAAATAGAATTAAAGATTTTTTAGGTTTTTTAAAATCAATCAGCAGTGAGTCGTGAAAACACAAACTCAACAGACGGCGTACCACCAGTAATTGTTACCAAACGACCTCGGATAGCTCGAAGAGGTACGTTTTGCAGGCTGAACGCAGTAGAACCATTAGCAGTGAT